AGCAACTACTCTCGCAACTGCAAGAACAATTGCTCTTGCTGGAGACGTATCGGGTTCTGCAAGTTTTAATGGAAGTGCAAACATATCAATTACAGCAACTATTGCAGATGATTCACATAATCATACAATTGCAAATGTTGATGGATTACAGACTTCACTGAATACAAAATATGCAAGTGGTTCTAACATATCAGCTGGAACACTAACAACAAGTAACGCCTCTAATTCGGGTGGATTTGCTAGAAATATTTACCAAAGTACTTCTGCGCCTGGTGGCGGAGACGGTGCAGTTGGTGATTTGTGGGTATTATACTCTTAATTTAGGAGTATAAATACCTTGATAATAATTTACTCTTTCAATAAGGCAGTATAGATGGCAACAGGTTCACAAAAAGTAAAAACCCCTACAGGGTGGAATTCAACCCAAGGTGGTTGGGTTAAAACTGCCTCAGGTACATGGAAAGCTGCAGACCAAATTTATGTTAAGACACCTACAGGGTGGAATAATGCATCGGGTCAGACTAACGTCCAAGCACCATATCCGTATATTGCAGCTGCTCAGCAACCGTATATTGCTAACGCACAACAACCGTACCCATATATTGCGGCTAGTCAGACTCCATATATCGCAAATAAACAGAATCCTTATCCGTATATTGCTAATGGTGGACAACCATATACTGCTAATAGACAGAATGCGTATCCGTATATTGCAGCTGGACAACAACCTAGTATAGCAAACGCACAACAACCGTATCCATATATTGCGGCTAGTCAGACTCCATACATTGCTAATAAACAGAATCCATACCCATATATTGCGGCTAGTCAGACTCCATACATTGCTAATAGACAGAATGCGTATCCGTATATTGCTAATACCCAAGCGTCTTATCCATATATTGCGAATGCAAGACAACCGTATATTGCTAATGCACAACAACCGTACCCATATATAGCGAGTGCTCAAAACCCTTATATTGCTAATAGACAGAATGCGTATCCATATATTGCATCTGCTCAACAACCGTATATTGCGAATGCTCAACAACCGTATCCGTATATTGCTAATACACCGACTACATATCCGTATATTGCAAATGCACAACAACCGTATATTGCTAATGCAAGACAACCTTATCCGTATATTGCAAATGCGAGACAACCTCATATTAGGTCTGCTCAACAACCGTTTACATATCCTGCTAACGCACAACAACCGTATCCGTACATTGCGAGTGCAAGACAACCGTATATTGCGAATGCGAGACAACCTTTTACATATCCTGCAAATGCACAACAACCTTACATTGCGAATGGACAAACTCCATTTACTTTCCAAGGTCGTTCACCATTTACATACCAAGTTTCGTTCCCTGCAACGTATCCTGCGAATGGACAACAACCGTTTATCGGAAGCGCACGTTCACCTAGTATTGGACAAGCACGTTCACCTAGTATTGGACAAGGTCGTTCACCTAGTATAGGAAACGCACGTTCACCTAGTATTGGACAAGGAAGACAACCTTCTACATATCCATTTGGATTCAGTCCGTTCCAAGGTGGTGGTGGTTGCTTTATTGCTGGAACACAAATTTGGATGGGTGATAATACTTACACTAGTATTGAAGATGTTGCAGTTGGAGATAGTGTAATGACTTTCGACTTCTCACACATGAAGTTAATGCCACAGAATGTCATGCAACTTATGGTTCCTAGAGAAGGTATCAAAGTTTATGATGTTGAATTATCTAACGGTACGATGTTAGGTGTAACAGGTGGACATCCAATACATACTGATTCAGGTTGGAAATTTACAAACCAAGAATGTTATGATGCTGAAATAGCAGGTGGCATGGATTGGGGTGATATTGAACTAACTGGTGAATTGACAGAAGGAGATAAAGTGTTTACTATAGGACAAGAAGAAGTAACAGTCAAGTCGGTAACAGACAAAGGAACTGCTACAGTGTACCATTTAAGCGACATCGAACATACACATACTTACTTTACAGATGGTGTGTTGGTTCATAACGGCGGAGGGATGAAGTACTAATGCCACAAGGTAATTCACAAAGTCCATTTACATTTAATATACAGCAACCGTATACTTTTAATGTACAGAGTCCGTTTACGTTTAACGTACAAAGTCCATATACTTTTAATGTACAGAGTCCGTTTACGTTTCAAGGTCGTTCACCGTTCACTTATCAGGTATCGTTCCCTGCAACGTATCCTGCTAACGCACAACAACCGTTTATAGGAAACGCAAGACAACCGTACACTTATAATGCTAGGTCACCGTTTACTTATCAAGCACCTGCAAGGACACCGTTCACATATAGTGCAAGGTCACCGTTTACATATGCTAGACAGGGTCAGACACCATTTACTTATCAAGCACCTGCAAGGTCACCGTTCACTTATCAACATAGAACGCCTTTCACATATGCAACACAAGGTCGAACACCATTTACATATAGTAATAGGTCACCGTTTACATATGCTAGACAAGCTAATACACCTACTACATATGCTAGACAAGGTCAGACTCCATTTACATATAGTAATAGGTCACCGTTTACATATGCTAGACAAGGTCAAACGCCTACTACATATCAAAATAGACAGCCTAGTTCCTATGCAAGACAAGGTCAGACTCCATTTACATATAGTAATAGGTCACCATTTACATATGCTCGTCAGGCACAACAACCTGCAACATATGCTAGACAAGGTCAAACGCCTAGTACATATCAAAATAGACAGCCAGGAACTTACGCTAGACAAGGTCAGACACCTACGACTTATCAGAACAGACAGCCAGGTACATATGCTAGACAGGGTCAAACACCGTTCACTTATCAACATAGAACACCGTTTACCTATGCAAGACAAGGTCAGACACCTACTACATATCAGAATCAAAACCCGACTACTTATGCTAGACAAGGTCAAACACCTACGACTTATCAGAACAGACAGCCAGGAACTTACGCCCGACAAGGTCAGACTCCGTTCACTTATCAGAACAGGTCTCCGTTCACATATGCTAGACAAGGTCGAACACCTGTTATTAGATGGGATAATTCACTATCTCAACAATGGCCAGGAACACCAGTATCTAGTTAAACGACTAAACAAAAAGAAGGACTCTCAGGAGTCCTTTTTTTACACCTAAATATTGTCATGGAAAATATATTATGTCACTAATCAAAATCACCTCTTTAGAAGAGGCAAAAAACACTCTAACTACCAAAGAATCTGAAGAATTATCATATCACTTAGGTTCAATAAATATCGGTAATGCAGAATCAGCTGGTCTCGAAACGATAGAAATAATGAAGTGGATGTACGATAATGTTCTCCCACCATTAAAGATATTCAAATGGGGTGAAACACTTCAAGATAGAAAAAACAAAAAGTTTGTTGGATTCAATGGTCTAAGAAATAAAGCTATTGATTATCATAGATTCTTTCCTCATGGTTCTTCTTCTTTAGTTATGGAAGGAAATCATGCTGGATTTGGATTTAAGAAGGATGGAGTAGAGGTAAACATACTAGATTCTGTTAATGGAGTAAGACCTTCACAAAAAGAAGATAAAATGTGTTTAGAAAGTATAGGTTCATGTTATTATCATTCTGCAAAAGCACACTGGTTAACTCAGAGTATTATGAAAGAAGGACTTTGGGCGCCAATTCAAGGTTTCACAAATAATCCATACGAAGACAAAATCCAATTTACAATTCATCCAGGCTCAGTTCGTTCTTGTATTTTCGAAGAAATCGAAGATGACAATATGGAACTTATGATATGGGATAAGACTGGTCAATTAGAACACTTACCTTCATCAACATTCGAAGAAACACTAGAATACTGGAAGGGTAAGTTAGAGAAACAAAACAAACATATCAATATCTCATTCCTTTACACTAGAGGTGTAATAGAATGGCAAACCGATTTAGCAGAACTAGGATTCAGAACACAAGTGTTTGATTTCAATGAAAAAATTACTAAACTTTCTGCGGGCAAGCCATTGACAATATACATAGGTTATGATAGTAAAATGAACGACCTAGAAAAGGTGTGTGAACACTCCATCAGAAAAACTATTAAAGATGCACACTCAAGAGGTGAATTCAGAGAGTATGTTAAATACGAACCAGTAATCAAATACCTTGACATTTCCAAACTTCCCGACTATAATAGAGAGTATGCAAACCAAAGTACTGAGTTTACATACAGTAGATTCCTTATTCCTCATTTAGAGAACTACGAAGGATTCAGTTTGTTTGTAGATAACGACTTTATCTTTACTAAAAATTTACTAACAATGTTCTATTATTTGAATCCTGAAGATGCGATTGCGTGTATTAAGTATCCACATTATGAACATGATGAGTCTAAGTTTGATGGAGAAATCAATATAGATTACCCATGTAAATTGTGGTCTTCAATGATGTTCTTTAATAACAGTCATGAAGATTGTAAAAAACTAACACCTGAAGTTGTGAACACTTGGACTGGTAAACAGTTACACCAATTTGAGTGGACGGATGCAATATCAGAAATACCTCAGAAATACATCTTTGTTGAGGGTTATGATAACCCTGAAGAGAAGTGGGATTACACTGGAGTACACTACACTAGGGGTGGGCCATGGATAGATGGGATGGATTCTACCTCTATAAATAACCTTGAGGTATATACCAAATACAAAAACCTCTATGAAAATGAACCAAAATAAGGTATAATAGAAAGATTATAGGAAAATAATTATGAAGAACGCACTAATATTTACTGAAGAAAACAACCTCTTTGTTAGAAAACCAAACGGACTTGAATACGAGTTCAAAAATGTAGACTCGCCTGAACTAGGTTTTGACTATGATGTTCTAGTATATGATGATATTGAAATTAAAATCATGTCGTGGAACAATGAAGTTAACTTTGATATGCAAGAAAAAACAGAACTAAGTGATGCTGAAAAAGATATGTGTGAACAATACATTGAAAACTCAGAACCACCAATGGGTACTAGTTTAAACAATCAAGTTATGTCTAAACTCAATGAGATGACAGATAACTACTTGCAAGAATGTGTTGATATGCATGGATTTACCAATCTAGGAGAAGTTACCTTTGCAGGAAGAGAGGGGTCTAATCACCCACATCGTTCTAATGCAAGACGTGTAATGGAATATGGTGATGCAGTTTATTCTGTACTTGACCAAGTTTGTGGAGAAGTTCAAGCAACTCGTGAGGATTCTTTAAAAGACCTACAAGAGTATCAACAACATATTCCTCAACCAACTAGACTTCCCGACCACCAAGCAAGGTAATTATGGAAATCGTTTATCTAAACGAACCATTTAAGATACAGGAACTACCATTAACAAAAGTTTATGTATTGGACGATTGGTTAGCACAACCCCTTCATCATTTTTATGATGAACAAATCTCTGAAAAAAATATTTGGAGTAAAACTAATCAAGTTGGAAGTGGTTCATCTACAGGATTACCCCATCATAGTTTTTGGGGTGCAACCTTTTTTAGAAACGATTATAAAGTGGATTCAGATGTAGACGAATCTACAACATGGTTTACAAGATATCTAGATAGACGATTACAAACTGAATTTGGTTTTAAGTGGGTAAGATTTCAATACGCAGGTTTGAATTCTCAGACTGTAGGTCTACAGGGAACTACCCATGAAGATTGTCGAAAGGAAGATGAGTGGAACTTATCATTCTTGTATTACCCAAACAGGTTTTGGAATAAGTCTTGGGGTGGAAAGTTAAGATTATATGATGCACCTCAACAAGGTTTAGATGGTAGAGATGAACATATTAAAAATCATCAAATAGGTGAAATAGAATTTAAACCAAACAGATTAATTATGTTTGATGGTAGAATACCACACGGTGCAGATGCACCCGAACCATCAGCAAGATATATGGATAGAAGGTCTCTAGTAATTCGTGGTGATGAAGTGAGACTTGAAGAAGAGGGAGAAAATTATCATGCCAACGATAGACTTTCATACATACGATAAAGAAACACTAAAGAACTTTAAACCTGTTCTTGCAAAATCTATCCAACCCGATTGGTGGAAAAAGGCAAAGGTTGCAGAAGTTGTAAACGGAACTATTAATAAGACAATCCGTTCGTGTCCTGCAATGCAAGATTGGTTATCATCGGGATATATTATTCTTGCAAACAGAGATTTATATGTAAGAAATGGTATTACTGCTGAAGATGGTGATTCTAATTACTGGCATACAGAAGATACTGTTACTGATGAAATGGAGACTTATGCATCTCAAACACATCCTACAGTTCAGTTTCACGATGCATTCAGACCTCATGGGACAATGGATACTCCAATGAAAGATGCATTTAAAATGTCTAATCCTTGGAACATAACAACCCCTAAAGGATACTCATGTTTCTACCTAGACCCTTTCTTGTTTCAGAATGATTACTTTGCAACATGGCAGGGTATTATTGATACTGATAAATTCTCAGTAAACAAAGATAACTCACAAATAATTTTATATCCAAAAACAGATAAATCCTTTGTTATAACAGAAGGAACACCTATTTGTCAAATCATACCTTTCCAAAGAGAGGAATGGGTTGCAACATATTCTGTTAAAGACCACAAGTCTTACATAACTAACCTATCAGAATACAGTACAGAACATCCCGAAGGTTACAAAACAATGGCAGAGTTATCTCGTACAGGTTATGCAGATGAACTCAATAGAGCAGGGCCTTATAAAAGAGGTAGAGTTTGGACTCCTAAACATAAAGACTTCAGAGAAGATTTAGATGGATGTCCGTTTGACCCCGAAACGGGTAAAATGAAACCTGAATACGAAGAGATGTTCAAGGAGAACGAAGATGGCAGTTAGATTATTATTTCCGACATATCTATTTCATAGAGATATAACACATGAATCCTTGGATGCAAATCAAGGTGTGACCAAAGAATACATGGGTATGTTGAGGGATGAGATGGACGCTATGAGACGGAGAGACCCAATAGGTAGACAACTATCAAATCAATACACTGGTTGGCAATCAAATGATGCAGTGGAAATTAACCCAATATTTCAGAAGTGTATAAACAGAATTATAACTGCATTTAATGAAGAGGTTCTTCCTTTTCATGGTCTAGACCCATCAAAAGCAAAGTTAACAATATCTAATTCATGGGCAAATATCAATAATAAGGGTGCTTGGAATGCACCACATTTACATAATGGTTGTTGGTATTCGGGGGTATTGTATATCCACGCAGACGGAGATGAAGGACGTTTGACGATGATAGACACACATGAGAAGGTCGTAGCAGATTTCCCTAATAGTCAGAGAACTAATACATCATTTCCGTTTGAACCTAGGACTGGAGAACTTGTGCTTTTCCCAAGTGGTGCAATGCATATGGTAGAACCTAATCCTACCGACAAAGAAAGATACAGTATATCATTCAATACAAATATGGAATACCTAACTCCTGAAGCAAGAACAGGAGAAACAGAGAATTATTGCAGAGATGAATTTGTGTTTGATTTAGATAATAAGGGTAATCCAATCACTTTTAAGTAACTAGAACTTCTAAATAGTAGTATGGAAATAGTAATCGATGCTCACATAATTTGGAATGTTCTTCTTACATTTATCTTAACGCCTGTGGCTTGGATGATTCGTAATATCATGACAGAACAGTCACGACTCGCAATCCTAATCAACCGAACAAGAGAAGAGGTTGCGAAGGATTATGTCACAAGAGACCAAATAGAAAAAGACTTCCAAAGAATGATTGATACTATTGATAGGATAGACGAGAAAATCGATAGACTCCAATCCAAGACCTTCTTCCAAGAATAGGTTCCCAAATGGTATAAATAGTAATAGTACATTATTACTATTGGAAAACTATTATGGCCGCACCAAACTCAAAAGCAACATTTAAAGAATACATCAAGAGAGCTTTAGGCGCTCCTGTTGTCGAAATCAATATAGATGACGACCAAATGGACGATAGAGTCGATGAAGCACTTCAGTATTTTCAAGAGTTTCATTACGATGGTTCAATAAAAACTTATCTAAAACACCAAATTACTCAAGCAGAAATAGATTCGTTTAAAACAAACGAGTCACACGCAGCTGCAACTACTGGAACTCAAGTAATCTCAGGTCAAACTTTCGGAGAAGGTCAAAATTACCTTACACTACCTGAACACGTTCTTGCAGTTATTAACCTATTCCCTTTCTCAAGTGGAACACAATCGAATATGTTTGACCTACAGTATCAACTTAGGTTGAATGACTTGTGGGATTTGACATCTACAAGTGTTATGTATTACTCTCAGGTTCAATCACACCTTGCACTACTCAATCAAATGTTAGTTGGTCAGATACCAATACGTTACAATATGCATTCTAACAGACTTTACATAGACTACAATGCATCAAAATTGAGTGCAAATGAGTGGATTGTCATTGAATGTTACAGAAAGATTGACCCTAATGATATGACTGATGTCTATAATGATATGTGGTTAAAGAAATATGCGACTGCAAAAGTTAAGTACCAATGGGGACAAAACCTTTCTAAGTTCGGTGGAATTGCTTTGCCTGGCGGAGTTACACTTGATTCAGAAAGAATGATGACCGAAGCAAACGAGGATATAACAAAATTAGAAGAAGAGTCTAGACTGAACTACGAAATGCCAGTCATGGACATGATGGGGTAATAAATGCCAACTAATGTATTTTTCAATCATGCAGTAAACACTGAACAGCACCTTTATGAGGATTTAGTTGTTGAGTCGTTAAGAATGTATGGACATGAGTGTTTCTATCTACCTAGAGAGGTAGTAGAAGAAGACACTATACTAAACGAAGATGTTCAATCTAGGTTTGGTGATGCATACTCGGTAGAGATGTATATTGAGAATGTAGAAGGATTCGAAGGAGAAGGAGACTTAATGTCTAAGTTTGGTGTCTCAGTTCGTGACACTGCAACATTCGTAGTTTCTTTAAGGTCGTGGGAAAGATTCATTTCCTTAGACTCAAACCTTGCAACATCTTTAAGACCCAACGAAGGGGATTTAATACACTTCCCTATGAGTGGTTCAATGTTTGAAATCAAATTCGTAGAACATGAGAACCCATTCTATCAAGTCGGAAAACTATTTGTATTTAAATTACAATGTGAATTGTTCGAATACAGTGGAGAAGACTTCGATACTAACATTTCAAATATTGACTTAATAGAAGACGAACAAGCATACTACATCGACCTAACAATGGCATCAGGTGGTTCAGGAAACTATGTGAACAATGAAAATATTACACTAAGTAGTGTTGTAGTGGGAGAAGTTATCTCTTGGAATCCAGTAACTAGAAACTTAAGAATCAGAGATAATACGAAGACACTACTTGTCGGAGATGTTATTGTCGGTGCAGATGGAAGTGCATCTCACACTATTGGAAGTATTGTGGATGTCATGACTATGGCAAATGATGGAAACGCAGACAACTTAGACTTTGAAACTAAAGCAGATGGTTATCTAGACTTTAGTGAAACAAATCCATTCGGTGAGGTTACATAATGTTCGGGACTCATTTTTATCATGAAACTATTAAGAGAAGTGTGTCTATTTTTGGAACACTATTCAATAATGTTACAATCAAAAAAACTAAAGCAGACGGAACAGTTCTTGCACAACAGATAGTTCCAATATCTTATGGCCCAAAACAGAAGTGGTTATCAAGACTAAATGAAGAAGCAAATCTGAGTGATGGTAATAGAAGTGCAATCAGTTTACCTAGAATGGCATTTGAGATTACTGGATTTGAATATGACCCAGCTCGACAACAAAACAAGTTAATTAGAGAAGAAAAAGGTGGACTAGATGCAGATAAATCTAATAGAGGATTTCAATATGCACCTGCACCATACACTATAAATTTCACTTTATCAGTTCTTGCTAAACAAGCAAACGATGGACTACAAATAGTAGAACAGATACTACCATATTTCCAACCCGAATACACCGTTTCCATGAAAATGATTGATGAGATGAGTGAAGTTCGAGACGTTCCTATTACACTTACTAGTGTATCAATGGAAGACACTTACGAAGGTGAGTTTACAGAAAGACGAGTAATAGAACATACTCTAGAATTTTCTATGAAAATATACTTCTTTGGCCCAGTTTACACTGGTAAAATTATTAAGAATGTTATTGAAAGAACATATATCAATCCTAGTGTCACTAAAGGGTTCACAACAAACGAAGTATCGACTTCAGGTCTTGTTAAAGAGGTCAAACACTATGAACCTGCATTCGGAGAGATTGCAAATGCACAAAGTTCATCTACCAATGTGGTATTTGCAAGTGTGATAAATAGTTCTATAAGTGTCGGAGATGAAGTGTTCGATACAGGATTAACAACTAATCCAACGGTAAGTGCCATTGCATCTAATAAATTAAGTATAACACTTAGTAGTGCAATCACACTTGCAAATAAAACAACACTTAAGTTCGTGGGTTCAGTAGACCCTGAAGACACTTTCGTAGTTGCAGAAACGGTAAATTTTTATGATGACGGTACTGGTTCAACTTTTGCAGACAATCAGACTGAAGATGCGAGTTAATTATGGCAAAAAATATAGATTCTAAATTGGATGATATCCTAGATATCTCTACAGAAATAACCAAAGAAACGAAGGTCGTTAAACTACCTGCACTTCAACGTGCTGAGTCAGTTGAAAACGACTACAAGTATGGTCGAGAGACCCTCTACAACCTCGTAGAGAGGGGTCAGGATGCGATTGATGGAATCCTTGACCTATGTAAGGAAACCGAACACCCACGTGCTTACGAGGTCGCAGGACAGTTAATTAAGACGGTTGGCGATACTGCTGAGAAACTCCTAGACCTACAAAAGAAAATGAAAGAATTAGAAAATCAAGACGGTAATGTGAAGACCCAACACAATCATTTGTATGTGGGTTCCACTTCAGACTTGCAGAAGTATCTTAAGAAAAACAAAGAGTAATGTTTAATCTTGTTGATGAAGTAATCGCTGAGATTAAACGTGATGTTCATATGAACAACCTATTGGCGTTAAGAGAATTATTACAAAGTCTCTTAGAAGTAGATGATAATGAACATAAAATAAGAAGATTCTTAAGTGAATTTCCTGAACAAAGAGAAGAATATAAGTAATGACTGATGCGAAGAACGAAGGATACTTAGGTAATACCCTCATCAAGAAAGCTGGGATAGAACACCAGTATACAGAAGAAGAGTTGGGTGAATACCTCAAGTGTTCCAAAAATCCCGTACACTTCATTGAAAACTATTGTCAGGTCATCTCACTTGACGAAGGTATGGTCAAGTTTAAACTCCGTGGATATCAAGATGAACTCATAAAACACTATGATTCAAATAGATTCAACGTGGTTCTTGCATCAAGACAGTCGGGTAAGTCAATTACATCATGTGCATATCTAATATGGTATCTATTATTCCATCCCGAAGTCACTGTAGCAATCCTCGCCAACAAGGGTGCAATCGCACGAGAGATGATTTCTCGTATAGTTACTATGTTGGAGTCAGTTCCCTTCTTCTTACAGCCAGGAGTTAAGATTCTTAACAAAGGTTCGATAGAATTTGCAAATGAT